TCGGAGCTCGACACCGAGGAACCCGAGGTCAAGGTCACGATCGTCAAGGAGACCGACGAAACCACCGAGGAAGAGGAAGTCGACGCCCAGCAGATGATCGCCGGATGGGAGACCGTCCTCCGGGGACAGGTCGAGAACCCCCACTATAAGGACGTGGACGAGCGCACGGCAGCGCATGAGCTTTACGGCTACAAGGTCGCCCTCCGCGACCTGGGCGTCCTGGATCGGGAAGACTGCTACGTCCTCCCGGACACCTTCGGGGACGCCCCGGGGCCACTCCCCAAGAAGCCGGAGGAGCTCCTCTCCTATGTGTGCGACGAGCTTTGTCGGCACCGCCGCCCGGAGATGACGCAAGAGGAGCTCGACGCGGTTTGTGAGAAGTGCTCCCTCGAGCGACTGGCGAACGAGGCCGACGGGCGAGAGCTCCGAGCCCGGGAGAAAGCCCTCGGGGCGCTCTATGGGCTCGTCGACCGTATCCGAGACCGAGAGAGCAGCGTCGAGGCCGACCGGGTCGGCGCAGAGGCCCGGGCCTATCTCCGGGCGCTGGCGACTGTCCAGGTCATCACGGAGCGAGAACGGGAGTCCTTCGCCGCAGCCATTGAGGACGCGGTCAAGGCCCGGACGGCTCCGGCGGAGCGGACGACCTTCGAGCACCTTCACCCGGAACTCAAGCGGCACCGGAAGACGGCGAAGATCTACGCCCTGGGGCTGGCGCTGGCGGAGAAATGCCCGCCCAACGATTGCCGGGTGTACCTCAACATCTTCAACGCGGCCCGGGAGCTGGATGCCGCCCTGGACAACCTGGACGCCGACGGCGCTCCGGCGCTGGCCTTGCGGAAGGCACTCCGGGAACGGGTCGGAGAACTGGCGGAGATGATGGAAGACAACTACGCCGTCGAGCAGTACCGGAAGGGAGGCGGGGCGAAATGAGATCGGAGCTCAAGCGAGCCGCCGACCTCGTCGCCTTCCAGCGGCGCGAGGCCCTGTCTCGGAAGCGGCTCTCGGGAGACCCCCGGAACCCATTCCGCCCCCGGTATGGCGCGGAGCTGACCTTCGCCGCCGCGTCACAGGAGGCCGAGACCCTGGGCTATATTCTCAAATTGCTTGAGAAAGAAGCGGCCCGAGAGTGTGCGAGGCGGGTCTTCCCCACGCTGGACGCGATCCTCGACTTTGTCGTCGGCCTGGGCCTCATGGCCCTCGGGGGCCTGGGGCTCGCCGCCGCGTGTGTCGTGGCAGGAGCGCCGGACAGCTTCACCCGTGCGGCGGCGCTGCTGGGCCTGGGGTTTATGGCAGCGGTCAACCTGCACCGGCAGAAGCGGAAGTAAATCCAAGAACGACTACACAGGAAGGAGGACAGCGGTGAAAAGCAACGGTAAACTTTGCCCCCTGGGGAAGCTCGTCGTCAAGGCGCTCACCGACCAGGACAAGACGAAGACGCAGCTCGCCGCCGAGATCGGCGCGTCGCCGCAGTATCTAAGCTACATTCTCTACGGCGTCCGGTCGGGCGAGAAGTACCTCCCGGCGATCATCGCGGCCCTCAACCTCGACCCCCGGAAAGTCGAGAAGGTAACGGCAGCGTAATACCAGGAAGGGAGGGACAGGAGTGCCGGACGTATTCATCGGGCTCAAGGAGGCCGCAGAGTTTGAGGGCGTGAAGTATAACACCCTCGTCCAGCGGATCAAGCGAAGCCCCAATCAGTACAAAACCAGAACGCAGCCCCAGGAGAACGGCGGCAGAGAGCAGGTGCTCGTCTCCGTCGACTCCCTCACAGCCAAGGGCCGGAAGGCGTGGCGGGCGGCACAGAAGATAGACGGGAGGGATGTCGTCATAGAGAAGCGAACAGAGTCCGCGCCCTGGTATGTGGGCGTCGACCTCAACCACTACACCGAGCAGCACAAGAAGGTGTTCTACGAGGCCGTCGAGCTGGCGGCGAGGGTGCAAGACTTCATCGACTACGACGGCCCCGACCGCACGGCCTACGCCGAGCGGTACGCGCTGGGCCTGGGAGTGAGTCTCCCGACCCTCTACCGCTACGTCGACAACATCCTCAAGGCAAACGCCTGGGCCCTCAAGATGGAGAAGGAGGACGGCCAGAGCCGGGACTATTTCCGGGCGCTGTCCTTGTGTCGGAAGCCGAAGGCGACCGCCACCTTCCCGAGTCTCACGGATGAGCAAAAGGCGCTCATTCAAAATATATGGTTCGACCGGCGCTTTGCGGCCAACCTGGGAACGATCGAAATGCTCTACGAGAAGTTCGAGGAGGTCGCCGAGGGCCGGGGCTGGGAGAACTACCCCAGCATCAAGACGGTCGCACGGTACATCAAGCACCTCATGGACAGCCGGGGCGGAGAGTCGGCCCGCTACCTCGCGGCCAACGGCTCCCGTGAGTGGAAGAACAAGAAGATGCTCAAGGGCAAGCGCGACGCGACGAGCCTCAAGGTCATGGAGTACGTTGTCGGCGACGAGCACACCTTCGACTTTTGGGTTCAGTGGGTCGCCCCGAACGGGAAGATCAAGGCCGTCCGCCCGAAACTCGTCGCATGGATGGACATGCGGAGCCGGGCGGTCGTGGGCGACGTCGCTTGTGTGGACGCCAACAACCAGACCCTAAAGGAGAGCCTCGTCAAGATGCTCTACTCCAACCCTGGCGGCGTCCCTCACATCCTCCACGTCGACAACGGCAAGGACTACACGGCGAAGACCATGACCGGACAGAGCCGCAAGAAGCGGAACATCGACTTCGAGTTCGACGCCGAGACCGTGGGCTTCTACCAGAGTATCGGCATCGAGGAGGTCGGGCGGTCGCTCCCCTATCAGCCGTGGGACAAGCCGATCGAGCGCTTCTTCTCGACCGTGTGCTCCAAGTTCTCGAAATGGTTCGAGAGCTACACGGGCACCCTCACCGGCTCTAAGACCTACGCCAAGCGGCAGAAGGACGTCGAAGGTATGCTCGAGCGCGGCGAGCTGCTGACGATGGAGGAGTTCTTCGAGGCATGGACGAAGTGGAAGAACGAGAAGTACCACACCCGGGAGCACCGGGGCCTCAAGGACGCGGGCGAGAAGTGGATCACGCCGATCTCCCTCTTTGAGAACGGCGAGCGCTATGAGAAGGCAGCTCCGCCCCGCGAGTATGCGGCGATGCTGCTCATGAAGGCCGACACCGCCCGCGTGACGAACCAGGGGATCAACAAGTTCGGCACCCTCTACACGGACTACGAGCTTTGCCACTACGTCGGCAAGCATGTCGGCATCAAGTGGGACATCGACGACGTCACGAAGCTCTACGTCTTCGACCAGGAGGGCCGGAAGATATGCGAAGCTGTCTCCGCCGAGCTGCTGGCCTTCGGGCCTCACTGTTCGCAAGCGGCGCTCGAGCGCCACCTCCGCGACCAGAAGCGGCAGGAGAAGGAAATGCGGGAGATCCTGGACAGCATGACGCGGCCCTACGAGCTCCGCATCCAGGAGGGCGGACGGCCCTCCGAGGCGGTCGGCATGATCGACTTGACCATCAAGGCGGATCGGCCCTCGAATGTCGTCACCCTCCCGAACGACAAGGAGTTCCGGGCGGAGATGGCCGCGAACCGAAAGACCGGGAAGAAGGCATCCGGGGACGAGTTCCTCGGGAAGAAGGCAGACGACGCCCTCGCTCGCTTGAGGGCTATGAACGAATAGGAGGAACAACATGGAAATCACAGCAGCAGCGGCCCAGGCCACAACCTACACCACCGGCAAGACCCTTGCCGAGCAGATCAACGACTACCTCGCAGCCTCGAAGACCAGCATCGCCACCCTGGCGAGCGAGATCCCGGGCTATTCCCGCCCGACGATCTCCCGCTACCTCTCCGGCAAGTACGAGGGGGACATCTCCACCATCGAGAAGCTCCTTGCGGACTGGCTGGCCCAGCGCACCGGCGAGGCCGTGGCGCTCCCGGAGCCGGGGCGCAAGACCGGACGGAAGCCTGTCTTCTATGAGAGCCGGGACGCCCTCAAGGTGCTCGGCGTGTGTCAAAGCTGTCAAGAGTACATCGGCCTCGGCATCGTGGTCGCCCGCAGCGGCTACGGCAAGACCTACTCCCTCCGGCAGTACGCGAAGCTCCCCCGGGTCGCCTACATTGAGTGCGACGACACCATGAGCAGCCGCGATCTTGTGGAGGCAATCGAGAAGGCCCTCGGCATCCCCAGCGGCTACGGCACTATCTGGCGCAGGGTCAACGGCATCCGGGACTTCTTCAACACGAACAAGGGATACCTCCTCATCATCGACGAGGCGGACAAGCTCGTCTCGAAGTACACCCAAAAGAAGATGGAGATCCTCCGGGCGATCTTCGACCAATCCGACGTGGGGCTCGTCATCGCCGGAGAGCCGAAGCTCGAGGCGCAGATCAAGACCTACCTCGCCCGCATGGCGAACCGGGTCGACTTCTATGTCTCCCTCAAGGGACTCGACCCCTCGGAGGTGGAGGGCTACCTCGAGGGCTTCGAGGTAGATCCCGACGCGATGGTCGAGCTCAAGGCCCGGGCCTGCAACATGCAGACCGGATGCTTCCGACTCCTCGACCGAACCCTCTCCAACGTCTCCCGCATCCTTGAGGAGCGCGGCGAGAGAGTCGTCACCGTGAAGATCATCGAGCAAGCCTCGAGCCTCATGATGCTCTAACACGGAGGGGGCCGGGACAATGAAAATGAGAAAGCAGCGTCTCATGGGTCTCGCTATGCTGGCGATCACCGCCCTCATCCTGGTCATGGCCCGAGACGGGAAGACGCCGGAGGACAGCGACGCGACCGCCGCTCTCCTCACCGGGCCGCTCGGCCTCTATATGCTCCTCTCTAAGACCTACATCCTATACGACGGAGAGGAGCCGAAGGAGGCCACCGAAGCAAGCCGCAGCGGGGAGGCAACTCCCCGGGCATATATCAACAAGCACAGAAAGGAAGGAGCCTACACATGGCAAGGAAAAGAGTGGTCGAACCCTCCGGGGTCAAGACCTGGGAGGACGCGAACGACGCCCTCCGTCAGATTGCAGAAGCGCAGCTCGCCGTCCAGGACATTGAGGGCGAGATGAACAAGCAGATCCTCGGGGCCAAGAAGGCCGCAGAGGAGCAGAGCAAGCCCCACAAGGACAGGATCGCCAAGCTCGAGCGCGAGCTCAAGGACTTCGTCACCGAGCACCGGGCGGACATGGGGAAGGCGAAGTCGAAGATCCTCACCTTCGGCGAGGTCGGCTTCCGGCTCTCGACCTCCGTGTCCCTCCCCAGGGCGAAGGAGAAGATCGAGGAGATCATCCGCCGCCTCAAGAACCGGCAGATGATGGACTGCATCGTCGTCAAGGAGGACGTCTCGAAGGAGGCCCTCAAGAAGTACGGCGAGGACACCGTCAACGCGGTCGGCGCTACCTGGAAGCAGCAAGACGTCTTCGGCTACGAGCTGGACTTCGCGAAGCTGGAACAGGTCAAGAGCGGCATGTAAGGGGGCGGGCTTCATGCGGGTCGACATCACCACCACGAGAAAGAAGTACCGGGTCATCTACGCCGACCCTCCATGGAAGTTCAGCAGCAAGGAAGCAACTGGAAAAACGCGGGGGGGGGGGGGGTAATTTCTACCACCTATAAAACCCTCGAAGCGGTCTATCCGACCATGACCACCGAGGCCCTCAAGGAGCTCGACGTCGGGCGCATCGCCCACCGAGACGCGGCGCTCTTTATGTGGGCCACCGACGCCCACATCCCGGACGCCCTCGAGCTCTATCGGGCGTGGGGGTTCCGGTATGTGACCGTCGCCTTTGTGTGGTCGAAGAAGACCGTCAACGGGAAGACCGTCTCGAACCTCGCGCCCTGGACGCTCAAAAACTGTGAGCTTTGCCTCATGGGGACGCGGGGCCGGATGGTTCAGTACAAGCAGAAGAACAACATCCCGCAGCTCGTGGAGGCTGTGAGAACGCGGCACAGCGAGAAGCCGGAGGAAGTCCGCCGCCGCATCGAGGAGCTGTTCGGGGACGTCCCCCGGATCGAACTCTTTGCCCGGAAAAGGTTCCACGGCTGGGACTGTTGGGGAAACGAGGTGTAAATCATGGCAGCAACACGCAGCGGAAGGAAGCTCCCCTCCATCCGCACACTATGGGCGATCGCGAAGTCGCCCGAGCTCCGGCTCTCGGACGAAGACCTTCACGGGGTCGTGTACCGGGAGACCGGCAAGGAGAGCATGAAGAAGCTGACGCAGGGCGAGATCACCAACGTCGCCCGCGTCCTGCAAAACATGAAGGACAGCGCCGCCCGGAGTACCGGCGACAAACGGACGGACGAGGGCGGCAACCCCACCACCGAACGGCAGCGCCGGAAGATCTACGCGCTCACCGAGGCCCTGGGGTGGAACAACGACAAGCGCCGGATCGAGGGCTTTGTGAAGCGGATGACCGGCATCGACCGGCTCGAGTGGCTGAACACAGCCCAGTGTGAGAAGGTCATCGAGGGCCTCAAGGCGATCCTTGCCAGAGAGCAGCGGAAGGGGGCCGGGCGGGATGGATAACGAGAACCAGCGGGAGCTCGATGTCCTGGCCGCGCTGGAAGGCATCCACCGGATGCAAGAGAGCATCCGGGACACGGAGCTGGACATGGTGGTGGAGACCGGGATCATCTTCCTTCGCTTGCACTATCAGCGGCTCCCGCCCAGAGTAGCCCGCCGTCTGACGGAGATCTCGCCCCAGGACGTGGCAGAGGTGTCGGAGGTCATCCGAGAGAACGGCGCGACGCCGGAGCAGCGGCGAAGCCTGGGCGACCGACTGGCGAGCGACGCAGCCGTCGCCCAAGTCATCCGGGCGGCGAATGTCTACCGGGAGCGGCTGGGCTACGGCCCGCTCGAGTCAGAGGTGGAAGCGTGAGCGGGCGGAAGACTGGGGCGGCGGAGCTTGTCGAAAGGATCGCCGTCTCCCTGGCGGTGAACGAGATCGTCCTCGCTCGGCGCTTCCTGGGAGAGCGCACCAGCAAGGAAGACCGCGAGGAGCTGCTCAAGCTCACGGCCTCCGAGCTCACCTCGACGGCCCAGGTGCTCGCCTCCGCCGTGCATCTCCGGCAGCAGGTGGAGACGGCGGAGTTC